CTTGTCCGATACCTTTTAATACTTTTACGATTGCACCTGGGATTGCTTTGATTGCGGGTCCCAGACCAGATAAGAATCCAAGAAAGTTTGGCATGGGAGGATCTTTTACTGCACCTTCTGGTACTGAACCTCCACCTCCTGCTTCTGCTGTTTGCTCAAGTAATTGTGTATGTCCCTGTAGTGTTTCTGCGATTGTTTTTAGATATGGAGGACTACCACTTAACATTTCTTTTGTTACTTTAGTCAAATCATCGAATAGTATTTCTTGATGGTCATCATTTTCCCTGGTGGTTGCATTTAACGCTTCGAGTGCATTTTCTACACCTTCAGTTGTATCCATATCAAGTCGTTCATTTTCAAGTTTTAGTATTTCTGCATTTATTCTGTTTGCTTCTTTTTCTGCGTCTTCTATCATTTCTAATGTAGAATTTATATCTGCGTTGGGATCTTCTTGTTCTGCATCTGCCATTTCAATCAATTGTTTAAGTTCGTCACTTACGGGTGCCAATTCCTCGTTCAATTTGGCAATTTCGGCATCAGAGGTTTCTTGTTGTTTTTCTGTGAATTCTCTTAGTAATTTTGCTTGTTCGTTGTCCGTTTCTCTTGCACCTAATTTTTCCCAATCTTTTATTCCTAATCCTTCATTACGGACTGTTCTGATATCGGCTGCAAAATCACCAATGAACGATCCTTCACCCATAAATGTTGAAAGTCCTTTCAACATTTTATCTCGTAAGTCATATGTTGCTTCTGCAACCGCACCACCAGTTGCTAGGAATCTTTCTCTTTTCTTTTGAATTTTTCGTTCTTTCCTGAAATGCAGGAATCTCTTTACATATGGAATCATTGCCTGTTGAGCAGTTTGGAAAAGGATACTGTTTTTTATTATATCCCAACCTTGACCAAGTTCTGGGAGAATACCATTTACTGCACTACCCAATTTCTCGAATCCTTGTTGCATCATACCACTACCTGAGTAGTGGGATTCGAGTTTTTTCAGATATTCGGATCTTTCTTCATCTGTGGATCCAGTCATTCCTGACATTAATCCAGTTGCACTGTTTTGAACGGTGGCCATTGCAGCCTGAAATTTATTCAGTGTTCCCGTAGTTGCCACACCATGATCATTCAATTCACCTGTCAATGCATTCAGTAGTGAAGCTGCATTGGTGGATTGTTGGTTGAATGATCTAGTTTGTGTGGATGCAACTCCCATGGCTACAGTGTTTGTACTAACTGAATCCTGAAACTGTTTTAACATGGTTTTCATTGAATTTAGAGAATCGGAACTTACGTCCGACATACTTGTCAAACCTGAAAACGAGTCCGACATATTTTTTGTTTCTTCTGCTACACGTTTTAGTCTCTCTGTTACTCGATCTAGTTCTATATCTGCCATTATCGTGCCCTACTTGCCTGTTTTATTTTTGCGTTTTCCTTTTTGATTCGATCATTTTCCTTTTCAATCCAATCTGAGAGTAGTTGCATATAGATTTCACGTTCCCATGTCATCATGTTTTCGAGTTCAGTTAGACTGTAGCCGTGGTGTTGTATCATTGCAAAATTACTTAGGTATCTATTCCTGAGACTATCATGACTCAGGATTATACGAAAAAATTTTCCAATCCCTCCAGAATTAATTCACCAGTATATCCACATTTATCACATTTGTAGTCATCTCTAAATCTTAGTTTGGGTATGGTGTCGAAGAAATTACGGATTAGTGTGAATTGTCCTTGAGTAAGACTTTCAAAGAATTCGGTTTTTTCTTCCTCTTTGTAATCATTCATGACATATGTGTTTTCATCATCGAATATACACTCTATACAACTTTCTATAATCCTAAACATATCTTCCGTGTCTTGATTGTCTAGATTGATACTCATGTTCATCAAATCCAATTTTGGATATCTCATTAGGATACCAATATTGTCTGTTAGGAATATTTCGTTTGAGTGGTCTTCCGATTCCTCTAATTCTACTTTGTTTAGATCGACTGATAAGTCAACCTTATTCCCACACGGATTATTTTCGATTATTTCTTGACATGAATATGAAATATCTGCTTGATCACCAACTGATTTTGATCGAATTCTCAGTAATATGTTTTCTAGTTCAAATAAGGGTAGATCATCTATATTAATTTTGTCGGTGACACAATTACTTATTACTTGTTTCATGGCTCTACCCATTTCGGTGTTGTCACCACCTTCAAGTGCCATGAATAGTATTTTTTCTTCTTTGACCAAAAATGGTCTGTATTCTATAGTATCTCCTGTTGAGAGTAATTCCATTTCATAAGTCGGTACTGCTAACTTTGGTAAAGGCATAATTTATTCAATCTCCTAATTTAATTATAATCATTTCCCGATATAGTCTTAGTGGAATCACCATATTCCGCGTGGTGATTATGTAATACAAAATCACAAGTAAGTGTTACTTCAAATTCCATCTCCTTTTGATCTGCTGCTAATGACATATCAGTTATTTTTGTGGGGTATGCAGCTGGTAATTTAACCATATGGATGATATCTCCCCTTTTATCCAGAGTTTCTATAAACGTATCTCTTTGGTATTCGTCTTTATAGTTATATTTGTTTGTTAATGTATGTACTATTTCTTCCATCCATTCATAAAAGAAAGTCCATTCAGGGTATCCCCACATACCACCCACTCTTTTGCCATTAGTACATTTGAATTTAAGATTTACATCTTCATATTTTTCCATTTTTGGTAGTGCGTATACAGACCCGTATCCATACACTTTATCCATAACTTCAATTTCTTTTCCAGGGATTACTGCTTCTTGACACATAAATTGTAACATGGGGGCATCTTTTGCTGAATTTGGAACTTTGACTTTGTATCTAAATCCTTCTGCCAATCCACTATTATCGTGGATATATTCCATGAAATCTTTTGAACTGAATGCCATTATATCTCTCCTAGTGTCTCATTCCATACATACGATTTACTCTGTTTTTGGAATCTCTCGACTGGAAGTGCAGAAACCATATCCCATTCTTCTTGTAGGATATTCAGGAACCTGCTCTTCACATTACTATATAGGTAGTTTCGCATAAGTGGTTTCACCTCTTTTGATCGTAGGATTGTTCGTGGATCACTACCCAATAGTCCAAGTCTGAGCTGTGGGGGTAGGTAGTGGAAATTAACTCCGACAAATCCTTCTGTTCCCTTTTCGAGTATCAGTGATAGGGGTGCAACATCGTAGTATGGAAGTTTTCGTTTGTTTTTTGGATCATATAGATATAGGTATAGTCTACCTATATCAACTGATGATTGTAAATTCTGTGTATTTTCTTGTATTAGTTGTCTTGGGTCTTTGGTCAAATTGGATGCTTGTTGTATGAACCATTGTCTGGGGACATCACGATCAAGTGTTCTTGCTCGTTCATAGATGTCATTGAGTATTGTAGTTCTCATATCTATATTTATAAGAGCAGATGATCTTCTGTCAATACCTTGAATATCCAACCTTTGTGATTACAGAACCGTTCTGCAGCTTCCCACTTGGACATATTTTTTACATACTCTCTTGATTCCCACATAAAGGATTTGGATTTTCTTGATGGTTGTTTCGGTTTTTTGAGTTGTTTTTTCGGTTTGATTTCTATCAAATATTGTTTGGTTATTCCCTTTTGGTTGGTCAATTCTACATAGAAATCTGGATAGTATTTGTGCCATCTCTTGTCTAGGGGTGAGATGTACTTTATAGTGACTTCTTCACTTGCCCATTTTACAATTTTATCAGTTGTGTCACAGTATACCATGAACCTCCGTTCCCATAGTGAACGGTATACCACATTCCTATGGTTGCCTATATACTTATGTGGATTTGTAGGTATATACTTCCCTTTGTATGCCATACAATTATTTATAAATAGTAACAAGGAGGGTGTGTAATATGAGTAAAGAACCACAAATCAGAGCAGAAGCACAAACTGGTGCAGGTGCAGGTTTATATAATTATGGCCCGCAGAAATTCACTACCATAAATCAGACACTTGGGGATGGTATATTATACGCTCCTGGTACTAGTAATGAGGGAAAATCCCCCAACTTAGAACATTGTATGATATATTACGGTTATGGTAACAAAAGGGGTGGTGTAAATACACCAAATTGTGTTGTGAGTATGGTGTTTCCCTTACCAGAAGATATTTCCGATGAAATAGGATTGGAATGGAATGCCGATGAAGCCAAAGAGGCAAAACGGGCATCCCGTGTTGATAGAGCATTCGGTACGGGTGGTGGATGGGGATTGAGTATGCTTGGTAGGGCATTTAAAGATATCCTTGGTGAAAGAACTGGTGGACTCATTGGAGATACTAGACGAGAAAAGGGTGTTGCACTGAATTCACATGAGGAATATTATTTTAAAGGTGTCAATTTTAGGAATTTTAGTTTTAAACACAAGATGATACCTATATCCGAAGATGAATCGACAATAACGAAAAATATAGTAGATACTTTTAGGTATCTATCTAGTCCTGGATATGAAGATGGAAATAAATTTTTTACTTATCCCAGTGAATGGGAAATACATTTCCTACATAATGTAAAGGGAAGATATCAAACAAATGCACATCTCAGTAGAATAGGTCGATGTGTATTGGATAGTGTTAAAGTCAATTATACGGCAGAGGGTAGTTTTCAATCCCTCCCTGGTGGAGAACCAATTGTAACTGAACTCGATTTATCATTCAAAGAACTTGATCTTGTTACTAAAGAAACACTAAGAAGTGCTGGACAACATGGTGGTCTTGAGGCAGGGGTCACACAAAGTAATACGAATGTAAGATAGGAGATAATAATGTATTTTAGAAATTTCCCAACAATGGATTATAATATGGATACCACTGATAATACCACTACTGTTACGGATGTTTTCAGGAGAGTTGGGGTCAGGAAATCATTGAATAGTTTTATAGCCAATTATTATGAGAGAATATTGAATGCACATGAAAGACCAGAAGTGGTTTCTTTCGAGGAATACGATGTATCAGACAGGCATTGGATATTGATGATGATCAATAATATCGAAGATCCATATTACGATTGGATATTATCACAAGAACAACTTGATAAATTCGTTGAATCTAAGTATCCAGGTAAGACAATAGTATTTCCAACTACACATTATACTACTACAACATATAGTGATTTTGGATTGATATTTCCTGCCAATCCATCTGTCGGTGAAGTTGATTATACTTTAAATAATGATGGTGGAACAGATAGTTTGATTGTTGATGAAACGTATACGATGTATACAGTTTATGGTACGGATGATTTCAGTAATGTTGGTGCAAGTGCATCCCCAAGTGCAGGTCATACGTTTAAGGCAACTGGTACGACTCCCACGACATGGGAAGCTACTGGTAGTGGTACTATTCTGTATCATAATGTCGATTCCGATTTGGTAGATGGTTCCGATGTGGGAGGGGAAAGATTTTTTCTTGTGGGGGAAACTGTACAGGAATACGGATCTACAGGCAGAACTGGTGTTACTGGTGTTATATCTGAATTGGATACGACTCTTACTCAAGTTACAACTACTAGTGGAACATTTGTTGTTGATAATTATATCAAGGGTGCAGATAGTGGTGCAGTAGGAAAGATAATAAGTGTTTCCAATCATACTGATGCACCTCACCATTATGAAGATTCTGATTCAAATATAATAGATAGGACAGGTAGTGCAAGTACTATAAGTAATAGATACTATGAGGAATCCGAAAACGAGAAAAAACGAAGAATAAATGTCTTAATGTCTGGGTTTGCAGATAAATTCGATGCAGAACTTAAAACCGAAATAAACAGGTAATGGCAAAATTAACAACAAATCCAAGTAATACAATTATTCCAGGTGATTTTTTATTACATGATATATTTCTTTCTTCTCCATTCAATAATAGGTTATCCATAAAGGAGATAATGGAGGAAATTAATATCTATGAGAGTGTATTCAAGCATACATTAACTGGGAATATTGCAATATCGGATACCAATAATATACTTGCGGATTATCCTATCGTTGGATATGAAACAATAACTCTTATTTTTGATAATCCCACTATAGAGGCTTCTGTTCCTGTGGAAAAGGATTTCAGGGTATATAATATTTCACAATATACTCCTGTGGGAGAACAAGTGGCTGGTTATGTGATAAATTTTGTTTCTGAGGAAACCATAACCAATTCACAGACAAAAATAAGTCAAAGTTATATGGGTAAAAATATATCCAATATAGTGCAGACTATATACGAAGATTATGTTGATTCCGAAAAACCACTTGTAGTTGAGGAAACTAGGAACATACATGATGTGATTATACCCAATTGGAGTCCGTTTTATAGTATGAATTGGTTGTCGTCTAGAGGTATTTCAGAGACATATAATGGTGCTAATTATTTCTTTTTTGAAACGCTCGAGGGATTCAATTTTGTTTCACTTGAGGGTTTGATTGATGAGGTTAGAATGGATAAGGATTTATATCCAGAAGGCACTAAAATGCATTATACATATCAGATGAAAAATGTATCTGAAAATCCAGCACAGATCAATCCAGAGGCATTTAGAAACGCAAGTGATTACAAGGTAGATAGAACATTTAATGTATTGCAGAATTTATCATTGGGGATGTATGGTAGTAAGTTGATCACACATGATATAGTTAGAAGATCATATAAGGAATATGATTTTGATTATAAGGAAACTTATGATGATTATATCCATTTGGAAGAAAACACTAATTCCAATGTGACTTCTGGGACTCAACAATCCACTATGTTGCAGAGTGAGACAGTTGATGATTTTACGGAGAAATATAATAGCTATAGAATGATGATACCTTCACATTACCAATTGTACGGGGGAATTAGAATCCCCAATAGAAACACATCACATCATGAACGTTCTATACAATCTAGGGTTTCACAATTACAACAGTTGAATACCTATAAGTTAATACTTACTGTTCCAGGAGACCCCCTCAGAAGATCTGGTGATCTAATTTATTTTGAATACCCAAACACAGCTGCGAGTGATGATGGTAAGGTAACAGAGGATAAATTGTATTCTGGGAATTATATGGTGTTGGGTGTGAGGAATAGATTTGTCAAGGAGTTCCACGAAACTATTTTGGAACTTGTTAAGGATTCTTATTTTACTCCATTAAGGAAAGAGTTATTGTAATATGGAAAATACACAAAATTTCATGGGATTCGAGTACATCTGGTGGCAAGGTGTAGTCGAAGATAGGTTAGACCCATTGAAGATAGGTAGATGTAGAGTACGGATTCTTGGGTTTCACACAGAGAATAAGAATAAGATACCCACAAATGATTTGCCATGGGCATATCCTGCAAC